AAGTTTAGAGAAGAAGAAGACATTGGCCCAATGTTCTTCGTGGGGTAAAAGATGGCAACAAATCCTTGGATTTCACAATCAGTACGTGCTGAACAGAATTTATATGAGGACATAGTAATAGAGTCCTTACAATTCTATGGTCAGGACGTATACTATTTACCTCGAGAAATTGTTAACAAGGATAAAATATTCCTTGATGACGTTCCTTCGCATTTTTCTGACGCATATAAAATCGAGATGTATATCGAGAATGCAGAAGCGTTTGGAGGAGAGGGTGACCTCTTCTCTAAGTTTGGTGTGGAGTTGCGTGACCAAGCAACATTTGTATGCGCACGTAGACGATGGAAGAAACTCATCGGTGACAAACTAGATGCATATAACTTCCGTCCTCGTGAAGGCGACTTAATCTATCTTCCTTTATCACAATCAATCTTTGAGATATATAAAGTAGAGACCGAGACTCCGTTCTATCAGTTGAGTCAACTACCTACATTCAGACTTCAATGTGAATTATTCGAATATAATGACGAAGACTTTGATACCGACATTGAAGGTATCGATGACGTTGAAGAAGAATCTGCATACCAGTACAAACTGGTTATGGAATCTCCCGCAGCATCTACTGCAACTGCATTATCACGAATTGATGTTGATGGTGCGGTAGTTGGATTTGATGTTCAGACTACAGGTAGAGGTTATGTTACTGCACCCACATTAACTATTGGTGCAGCTTTAGGAAGTAATTCTAAGTTCGGTAATGCGTCACTTAACGTGACTCGTGGTCGAGGTTCTGAGGGTACGTATGCGCAGACAGGTGCGCATGGTAGTATCGAAGCATGGGTATATATTAACAACCTTCCTTCATCTGGTCAAGATATTATTTTCAAAACAGGTGGTGGAGACGGTGACCTAACAAATACCTATTACTGGGGTGTTGACCCAACGGGTCAATTAGTGTATAGTAGAGGAGATAACCAAGGTGGGGGTGTAACAAATCTCACCGGAAGTTCAATCTTATTCGAAGAAGATACTTGGCACCATATTCTTATTGCGGGTGTAGGAACTAACAACCTAGTAATCTACTTCGACTTCGTAAGAAAACTGGACGCGACCCTCGCAGGTGTCACTTTCAACTGGGTGAGTGATGAAGGTTACTCGGTAGGTGCAACTGCTGCACGTACTGTTGATGGTATAGACTGGACTGCAATGGACGGATTCATTGATGAGTTCCGTGTACAAGTCGGTAGTAAAGCACAGATACTCGAACCTAGATATGCGACTGTAGGTAATGATACTACTCTTACCATACAATCAATAGAGTGGGAAGATGACGTAACTTACGATGCGAAACTACTACACTTCAATGCAATAAGTGCAACTGCAACCACAACAATCACAGATGGTGGTATACTAGAGTCAATAGCACTTACCGAATCTGGTATATACTATGATGAAGAACCAATAGTAACTATTGATGCACCTTCTGCCGGTGGTAATTATCAACGTAATACTATCGTAAGTCAAGACCAAGGGACATTCACCATGAAAGGTGAAGTTGCGAAATGGTCTGACTCGGACAACACGTTGTACCTAGTACACGTTGGTTCGGACGATGGTGTATATCATACGTTTAATACAAGCAATGCGGTAGTCAGTGAGGATGCGTCCTATGCACCTTCTTTGGTACAGGAATTGCAGAACATACAACTGGCTGCACAGAACGATTTCTTCGATGACTTTGAAGGGGACTTCCTTGATTTCAGCGAGAGTAATCCATTCGGAGATATATCATAATGTTAGGAAATTGGTTTTATCATAAGAGGGTAAGAACTGCGGTATCGGTATTCGGTTCCATGTTTAATAACATCTATGTACTTCGTCAAAACTCTTCGGGAGAGACTATCTCTCAAGTTAAGGTACCTTTGTCCTACGCCCCCAAGAAGAGTTTCATCGAAAGATTAGGTGAGATGGCTAATGGTGAGGAAGCAGAACGCAGGGTTGCAATTAAACTACCTCGTATGTCGTTCGAGATTACTTCTATGACATATGACCCAGTGAGACAACTACCCAAGATGAATTCATTCTCATCTACGGTAGGTGGTGACGCGACTAAAAAGAATCAATTCTATTCTTCTGTACCATACGATATTGGGTTTGAGGTTAATATCTACGCAAAGTCTCAGGATGATGCATTGCAGATGGTCGAACAGATTCTACCTTACTTCAATCCTCAGTACACGATATCGGTCAAACCATTCAACACAGACCACCCAGAAATCTCCGAAGATGTACCTATTATATTGTCAGGTGTTTCTTTCAGTGATGGTTATGAGGGTTCTATCGGAGACCGAAGAACAATTATATACACTCTGTCATTCAACATGAAGATTAACTTTTATGGCCCGATGTCCACTCGTGGTGTTATCCGTGAAGTTAATAATAACCTATATATTTTATCGGGTGATAGTGACAGGGAAGATTTCCAACTACGTTTACAAACCACACCGACACCTGTTGGGGTTGGTGCTGACAGTGACTATGGATTCAGTACTGTATACTTGGATAGTGAATTTTAATGACAGATAAAAAGATGGATGACGATTACGAGTTTTCTCGTGACGTTTATTATGACCTAATCGAAAAGGGTAGAGATGGTATCGAAGAGATGTTGGAACTGGCAAAACAGTCCGAACATCCTCGTGCGTTCGAAGTTCTGTCCGGTATGATTAAAAACGTATCGGGTGTTTCTGACCGTCTGATGGCATTGAATAAAACAAAGAAACAAATCGAACAACTAGACAAACCAAAAGAACTACCTAACGGTACGACCAATAATAATATATTCATTGGGTCTACAACTGAACTACAACGATTCCTACACAATGAAAAACAAGTGATTCCTCATGACGACTCAGACTAAGGAATCGTATCTTGGAAACCCCCAAGTTAAACGAGATGGGGTTGCCGAGGAATGGACAGAAGAGAAAATAAAAGAGTACCAGAAGTGTATGGGTGATGCCGCATACTTTTGTCGTACATATGTAAAGGTGGTGCATCTTGACCGTGGTCTGGTTAACTTCGATCTATATCCATATCAAGAAAAAATGTTCGACCATTTCGATGAGAATAGGTTTTCTATTGTACTCGCTTGTAGACAATCTGGCAAGTCTATTTCTTCGGTTGGTTACCTCCTTTGGTTTGCTTGTTTCCATTCTGAGAAAACTATTGCAGTCCTTGCAAACAAAGGTGCAACAGCACGAGAGATGCTCGCACGTGTTACACTCATGCTCGAGAATCTACCATTTTTTCTCCAGCCAGGTTGTAAAGCCCTTAACAAGGGTTCTATTGAATTCTCTAATAATAGTCGTATCATCGCTGCTGCTACTTCTGGGTCTTCTATTCGTGGTATGTCTGTCAATCTTCTATTTCTTGATGAGTTTGCGTTCGTAGATAATGCGACAGAATTCTATACTTCTACATACCCTGTAGTATCTTCTGGTAAAGACACCAAGGTAATCATCACATCTACCGCAAACGGTATCGGTAATCAGTTCGAGAAGATCTGGACAGGTGCAGTACAAGGTACCAATGAATACAAACCATTCCGAGTGGATTGGTGGGACGTGCCTGGCCGTGACGAGAAATGGAAGAATGAAACCATTTCGAATACATCTCAGTTACAGTTCGATCAGGAATTCGGCAATACTTTTTTCGGTACGGGTGATACCTTAATCAGTGCAGAAACACTGATGTCATTACGTGCAGTTCCATACAAAAATCAGTATGAAGGTGGTAGTGTTCTAATATATAATGAACCCATCAAAGACCATGAATATATCATGACAGTTGATGTGTCGAAGGGAAGAGGACAGGATTATTCTACGTTTAACGTAATCGATATTACCGAGAGACCATTTAAACAGGTCGCCGTGTATCGCAACAATACTATTTCTCCATTGCTCTTTCCTAATATTATATATAAGTATGCAACTCTCTACAATGAATCATGGGTTGTTGTTGAATCGAATGACCAAGGGACTGTAGTATGTAATGGTTTATATTATGATTTAGAATATGAGAATCTCCACACTTCCAGTGCAACCAAAGCAAACGCACTCGGTATAGAAATGACTCGTAAGGTCAAACGTCTAGGTTGTTCTGCTATCAAGGACATTATCGAGACGGGTAAACTTGACATATACGATGAACAGACCATACTAGAGATATCTACATTCATCGGTAAGGGACAATCATACGAAGCCTCAGATGGTAACCATGACGATCTCATGATGAATTTGGTTATGTTTGGTTACTTTGTGTCTACACAGTTCTTTGCAGATATGACAGATATAAATCTCAAACAAATGATGTTTGAAGAAAAGATGCAAGCAATTCAAGATGATATTGTTCCGTTCGGGTATATTGATGATGGTTCGGATTACATCGAAGAACAGAATACTACCCATCACAATCAAGGATGGCACCAGATGGACACTGTAATCGACCGCGACTGGTAAAGAACTGGTTTGTTATAAATAAAGGTATTGAATATAACCGTATTATGATTCTCGTATTATTCGTTAACGAAAACAAAGGAAAATGCTATGGCTGTTAAACCCGCATCTCCTCGGATCAATATCAGCGAAATCGACAAAACAGGCATAGTACCTGCGGTCGGTTCATCTGGTGGTGGTTTCGTAGGTAACTTCCGTTGGGGCCCAGTACACGAAAGAACATTGATTGCAGACGAAACAGGTCTGGTATCAACTTTTGGTGCACCTGACGACACGAACTCAGTGGATTTCCATTCCGCTGCGTACTTTCTTAAATACTCACAAACTCTACAGGTTGTTCGCGAGAACAATGGTGGACAGAACGCACACGGTGCAGTAACTAAATTTGCTGGTGATTCTGACGGTAACTCAATGTTGGTTAATAACCTTGACCATTGGGAAAACTCTGTCAGTTCTGCGGTAGGTGAAGGTGCAGCTGCAACTTCTTCTGGTACTTGGATTGCAAAATATCCAGGCGAATTGGGTAACGCATTGACAGTTTCTTTCTGTCCTGCCGGAGACTCTGCGAGTGTAGACCACTTTACTGGTTGGGCATATGCGTCTAACTTCAATGGTGCTCCAGGCACTTCTGCGTATGCAACCAGCAATGGTGCAGCTAACGATGAAGTTCACGTTGCAATCATTGACCGTACTGGTGCTATCACTGGTACTGTTGGTTCTGTTCTCGAGAAGTTTGAATACCTCTCTGTTGCACGTGGTGCAGTAACTCCTGATAATTCACCTAACTATATCTCTGACGTATTGAACCAAAACTCTCAATACATCTGGAATGGTTACTTCGGTGATGACTCTGCATTCGGTTCCGATTACTTGGATCTGGGTGGAAACTGGGGAACTACTCCTGATACCGACACCGCAGTAAACTACGGTCTAGGTACTGGTCTTGTGGACGGTGTTCGCACAGTAAACCTTGGTGGTGGACAAGAGTCTGCAACTTTGGGTACTGGTGAATTCGCTGAAGGTTACGATCTGTTCGAAGACAAACTCACTACTGAGATTGACTTCCTGATTGCACCTCAACATAGTTCTGAGGCAAACGGCACTTCTGTAGTAAATGACCTTGTATCAATCGCTGAATCACGTAAAGACTGTGTTGTTATTACTTCAGTAGATAGAGCAGGTGTTGTGGGTAAGACTGATGCACAGGCACAAACCAATGCAGTTTCGTTCGCGAATACTCTTACAAAATCATCTTACTTAGTAGTAGATAACAACTTCTTCAAAGTGTTCGATAAGTACAACGATAAGTACATCAACATTCCTGCTGCGTCAAGCACTGCGGGTCTGATGGCTGCTACTGACGTTATCGCAGACCCATGGTATTCACCTGCCGGTCAAAGACGTGGTAACTATCGTGGTATTACGGGTATCTTGACGAATCCAAACCAAACCCAACGTGATGCCCTATATAAGGCAGGTGTTAATCCTATCGCAAACATTCCAGGCACTGGTCTGATTCTGTTTGGTGATAAGACGTTGGAAAGCAGACCTTCTGCATTTGACCGTATCAACGTAAGACGTTTGTTCATTGCGATTGAGAAGTCAATTGGTGAAGCTGCTAAAAATGTAATGTTCGAATTCAATGACGAGTTTACTCGTGCAGAATTCGTAAACATTGTAGAACCTTTCCTCCGTAGAGTTAAGGGTCGTAGAGGTATAACTGACTTCCGTGTTGTATGTGATGAAACAAACAACAATCAAGAAGTTGTGGACAATAACCAATTCGTTGCAAGCATCTTTGTGAAACCTGCACGTTCTATCAACTTCGTTCAATTGAACTTTGTTGCAGTTAGAACTGGTGTAGACTTCGAAGAAGTTGTTGGCACGGTAGGAGCATAATCACATGGCTATTTTAGGTGTAGATGACTTTAAGTCAAAACTCAAAGGTGGTGGTGCCCGTGCGAACCTGTTCAACTGTCGTGTAAACTTCCCTGCATACGCATTGGGAGATGCAGAGTTAACCTCGTTCATGGCAAAGGGTGCGGCTTTGCCCGCATCAACAATCGCTGAGATTGTTGTACCTTTCCGTGGTCGTCAGTTGAAGATTGCGGGTGACCGTACTTTCGAAGTATGGACTATCACTGTAATTAACGATACTGGTTTCGAAGTGCGTAATGCAATGGAACGTTGGATGAATGGAATCAATTCTCATAATGAGAACACTGGTTTCAATAATCCAGATGAGTATCAAACTGACTTGTCAGTAGATCAGTTGGACAAAGATGGACTTGTACTGAAGACGTACAATTTCCGTGGTTGTTTCCCAACTAATATCTCTGAGATTACTTTGAGCTACGAAACAACAGATGCTGTTGAAGAGTTCACAGTAACATTCCAAGTTCAGTATTGGGAGTCAGACACAACTAGTTAAGTTGTGACTAAATATATGCGTGGGGGGATAGTCCCCCCGCGTATTATTTTTACTTTGAGGCAAAGATGGCAGACGACAATAATAGTATTATGAAACTATTCGGTTTCGAACTTAAACGTTCGAACAAGAAAGATCCGAATAAAGAAAATGATAAATTACCCTCTATCGTTCCCAAGACGGATGACGATGGCGCAGGGTACGTCACTGCTAGTGGTTCACACTATGGACAGTATATCGATATCAACGGTGACAATGCGAAAGATAACGCAGAACTCATCATGAAGTATCGTGGTATCGCACAACACCCCGAAGTTGATGCTGCAATTGAAGATATTGTTAATGAGTCTATTTCAGGTTCAGAACAAGAATCTCCGGTTCAAATTAATCTTGATGGAGTTGAAACTTCTGATAAGATTAAGAAAATGATTACAGATGAGTTTTATGATATATGTTCGATGTTGAACTTCAACGAATTCGGACACGACATGTTCCGTTCATGGTATATTGATGGTCGTCTTGTACACCATCTGGTAGTAAATGAATCGAATATGAAAGCAGGTATTCAGGAGATTCGTCCTGTCGATTCTGCGAAAGTAAGAAAAGTAAAAGAGGTAAAATATAAAAAGGATACTCAAACCAATGCGAAGATTGTAGATAAGACTGAAGAGTTTTATGTCTTCCAAGAGAAGAATCAAACACAATCTGCGGTGAGACTTTCTCCCGATTCCGTTTCATATATTACTTCGGGTCTAACCGACCCTACTAAAAAACGTGTAGTATCATACCTACACAAAGCAATTAAACCCATCAACCAACTACGGATGATGGAAGACAGTCTGGTAATTTATCGTCTTGCACGTGCACCAGAACGTAGAATTTTTTACATTGATGTGGGTAACCTGCCAGCCAACAAGGCAGAACAACACATGAAAGATATCATGAATCGTTATCGTAACAAGTTAGTGTACGATGCGAGTACGGGTAATCTGAAAGATGACCGTAAACATATGTCAATGTTAGAGGACTTCTGGTTACCCCGTAGAGAGGGTGGTAGAGGTACTGAGATTTCAACACTGCCAGGCGGTGAGAACTTAGGTCAGATTGATGATATTGTATACTTCCAGAAACGTTTGTATCGTTCTCTGAATGTACCTATCGCTCGATTAGAACAAGAGTCACAGTTCTCACTGGGTCGCTCTACAGAAATATCTAGAGACGAAGTCAAGTTTCAGAAGTTTATAGATAGACTGCGTAAACGTTTTTCTGGTCTATTCATAAACATTCTGAAGAAACAATTAATCCTAAAAGGTATCATTACTGAACAGGATTGGAATGAATGGAAAAATGATATCCAAGTTGATTTTATTCGGGATAATCATTTTACAGAATTAAAAGATGCAGAGATATTAACTAATAGACTGCAAACTCTTGACCAAGTAACACAATATGTAGGTGAATATTTCTCACGCGAGTGGGTAATGAAAAATGTGATGATGATGTCTGATGAAGATATCGATGAAATGAAAAAACAAGTTGAAGCCGAGAATGCAAAGGGTGGAGACGATGACGAAGAAGACCTTGGAGTATAACTATGGAAAATGATATTAACGATTTTATTGATGCAATTCAAAAACAGAACTTCAACTCAGCGAAAGACCACTTTGATGCTTTAGTTGGTGAGAAGATGAATGATGCATTGGAACAAGAAAAGATTGCTGTCGCTGACACTATCTTCAATGATGCAGAAGAAGAACAACTCGAATTCGACCTTGATGATGACGATCTTATCGAAGATGAAATCGAAGACGAAGATTAATAAAAGTTTAATCTTAAAGCTATAATTTGTATAAATAATACTAAACTGGAAACTTTAAATGAAAACATTTAGTCAACTTAGAGAGGCAGCAAAACCGAAAGGTGAGGTAGTCTTTGATAAAAAGATTCAACGCGTCCCTGTAAAGATTACTAAAGAAGGTAAAGGTTTCACTGTGTACATAGACGGTGACCGTCTAGACACTTTTAAAACACAGAAAGAGGCAGAGAAAACTGCACAGACTGTAGTTAAGGAATTAAGTTAAATGAAACTGATTAGCGAATTTACCGAAAACGATATCCACTGTATCGTAGAAGCGAAAGAGAATGGCGAGAAGAATTACGTCATCGAAGGTGTATTCGCTCAGGCAGATCAAAAGAATAGAAACGGACGTATTTACCCAAGAGCCATTATGGAGAATGCGGTAAATAAGTACGTTACAGAACAGGTTAGCAAGAAACGTGCGGTCGGTGAGTTGAATCACCCCGAAGGCCCTACTGTTAACCTTGACAAAGTTTCGCACCTTATTACTGACCTTCGTTTAGAAGGGAATAATGTGGTCGGAAAGGCACAAATATTGGATACTCCAATGGGTAGGATTGTAAAAGGTCTGCTTGAGGGTGGTGTACAACTAGGTGTGTCAACTCGTGGTATGGGAAGTTTAGAGAACCGAAATGGTGTCGCGTATGTAAAGGATGATTTCATGCTTGCAACCGTAGACATAGTACAAGACCCCTCCGCACCTGATGCTTTTGTTAATGGTATTATGGAAGGTGTAGATTGGGTCTGGAATAACGGCATTTTGGAACAACAGACAATTGAAGATATGGAGACAGAAATCAAGAATGCACCGAAGGAGTACAGTTCTGCTGTTCAAATTCGTGAGTTTAAAAATTTCCTCTCGTTAATCAAATCTAATATGTAAGGAGTCAATAATGACTATTGAAAAAAATGTCGAAGTTGAACTTCACGATGATATTAACGAAATCGTGGAGGAAACTCTCGAAGAAAAGTCGGAGCCTAAGGGTGCAGGCGCAGCAGACAAAGGTCAACTAGTTGGTGAACCAGAGTCAATCGCATCTGTAGACAAAGCCGCTGATGCGACAAGTAAAGCCGCACTACCTAAAACTAAAGCAGGTATGGTCAATGCAATGTACCAGAAGATGAACGCTATGAAAAAAGTGGATCTTCAGGCTGCATACGGCAAGGTCATGGGTGAAGACGTTGAAGGTATGGGTGAAGTTGTTGCAGAAGAGATTAATACTGCAAGTGAAATCGATGCACTTATCGAATCAGAGGCAACTCTGAGCGAAGAGTTCAAAGAGAAAACTGCGGTAATCTTTGAAGCAGCTCTGAAGTCTAAACTGTCCGAAGAAGTTTCTCGTTTAGAGGAACAATATCAAGAAGAACTATCTGAAGAAGTCGCGTCTATTAAGAGTGACCTTGTTGAGAAAGTAGATTCTTACCTTAACTACGTAGTTGAATCTTGGATGGAAGATAACAAGGTTGCAGTACAGAACGGTCTCCGTACTGAAATCGCTGAAACTTTCATGGGTAAAATGAAAGACCTATTCGTAGAGTCTTACATTGATGTACCTGAAACCAAGGTAGACCTAGTTGATGAACTGGCTGGTCAAGTTGAAGAACTTGAAGAGAAGTTAAACTCTCAGACTGGTGAGTCTATTAAACTGTCAGAAGAACTCGAACAATATAAGCGTGATGCAATTATTGCAGAAGCGTGTCGTGGTCTTGCAGACACCCAAATCGAGAAAATGAAAGGTCTAGTTGAAGGTATCGACTTTGACAGCAAAGAACAATTTGCGTCAAGAGTTGCTACTATCAAAGAGTCTTATTTCTCAAAACAAATTAGTGAAGAAGTTGAAGTTGTAGACGAAGAACCTGAACATATTGTTGAGACTTCAGATGCAATGAACACTTACTTAAACGCTATTCGTAAACTCAAGTAAAGATTAAAGGAAACTATTATGCAATCTTACGATACTCTTATCGAAAAATGGTCACCAGTCCTCAACGAAGGTGTTGAAATTAAAGACCAACAACGTAAAGCAGTTACCGCTGCTATCCTAGAAAACCAAGAAATCGCAATGCGTCAAGACCGTGCACAACACGAAGGTTTTGGTGGATTGAACGAAGCTGCGCCTGGTAACAGCACTTCTTCTATCGGTACTTGGGATCCAGTATTGATTTCACTTGTACGCCGTGCAATGCCTAACTTGATGGCATATGACGTATGTGGTGTTCAACCAATGTCTGGCCCAACTGGTCTCATCTTCGCGATGAAGGCACGTTATGGTGCAGGTGCAACTGCTTCACGTGAAGCATTGTTCAACGAAGCAGAAACTCAGTTCTCTGGTGACCGTACTGGTACTCACGATTCTGATAACGCTTCTGGTTTCAACGGCATCTCTGATGACTCTGAAACTGGTGTTCGCACTGTTGACTCAAGTGTTGATGACTCACGTCTGACTTCACTTGCTGCAACTGGTATGACTACCGCTGCTGCTGAAGCATTGGGTGACGGTGTTGGTGCACCTTTCGCAGAAATGGGTTTCACCATCGAGAAGCAGACTGTTACTGCAAAATCTCGTGCGTTGAAAGCTGAGTACAGTTTAGAACTTGCACAAGACTTGAAAGCGATTCATGGTCTTGACGCAGAAACTGAACTTGCTAACATCCTTAGTACTGAAATCCTTGCGGAAATTAACCGTGAAGTTATCCGTACTATCAACAGTCAAGCAAAAACTGGTGCATTGCAAGCGAACGTTACTACTAAAGGTATCTTCGACTTGTCAACTGATGCCGATGGTCGTTGGTCTGCTGAGAAGTTCAAAGGTCTTGTAGTACAATTAGACCGCGAAGCAAACGTAATTGCAAAAGAAACTCGCCGTGGTAAAGGTAACATCGTTATCTGTTCTTCTGACGTTGCTACTGCACTTGCTGCATCTGGTATGTTGGATTACAGCCCTGCGTTGAGCACTAGTCTGCAAGTTGATGATACTGGTAATACTTTTGCCGGTGTTCTTAACGGTCGCATGAAAGTTTACATCGACCCTTATGCAACTGCTGATTATATCACTGTTGGTTACAAAGGTACTAACGCATATGACGCAGGTGTATTCTACTGCCCATACGTACCTCTACAAATGGTTAAAGCCGTTGGTGAAGACAACTTCCAACCGAAAATTGGTTTCAAAACCCGTTACGGTATGGCGTCTAACCCATTTGTTGGTTCAACTCCTAGTGACGGTCTTGCCGCTGCTAAGAGCAACCAGTACTACCGCATCTTCCGAGTGGACAATATCCTCTCCTAAGATACAGATAAAAAGAACTCTTTTAAGAGTCGTCTTTTCAGGGGTGCAGAAATGCACCCCTTTTTTTATGTCCATTATATTGACCATTATAATGGGTATAAATACCAGTATATAAATGGAGACCCTAATGGCAACATTAACTACAAACAAAAACTACTTGCAACCTACGGGATTCAAGTTCATCATCAATAGACAGAACTATACCAACTTAGAGTTCTTTGCACAGTCGGTTACGCATCCTGGCGCAACTGTCGCACCTCTTGAGATGCCACTGAGTCGTATCCAGTCTATGCCACTTGCGGGTGATAAGATTAACTATGGTGAGATGCAACTCGATATCCTACTTGACGAGAACATGGAATCTTATATTGAAATGCAGAATTGGTTGGAACGTATTGTCAATGATGGTCAAGTGAATAGTGAAAGTACTACCAAGGTACCTACCTATGCAGATATCACCCTGATGATTCTTACTAGTCATAACAACAATAATGTGCAGATACGATACAATGATTGTCTTCCTACCAACGTAGGGTCTATTCAATTGTCCGCAAATGCAACTGATGTTACATACCCCACTTTCACCACATCATTTAGGTTTAGTTCATTTGAGATAAAATAATGCGTGTTATTGATATTATGAATAGAAATGTTTTGGATATACTACAAGACTTTCGACACACCTTTATGATTAGGTATGATGTGACAGAAACAAACACCTTCCTTACTGATGATAGGGGGAGTGAGTATTGGTGTAGTGATGAAGTTCTAGAAGATATGCAACACGACCATGATGGTAGTCCACCGGCTGCAAGATCTTATTGTCTTAAACCAGACCATTATAAAGGTTGCGAAAAAACTGATTATGTGATAGACTATATGTGTCTAGACTCGAGATTAAAGACTGAACTCGGAGTTCAATTCTCTGCACTCAGTCAGTTGTATCCACCAAGTGGTTTTATTGGATGGCACACCAACGAGAATGCGTCTGCATATAATTTGATATTCACCTACAGTGAGACTGGGGATGGATACTTTGAATATATAGACCCCAAGACAAAAGAAAAGATAAGAGTTCAAGACAAGAAGGGTTGGAACTGTAAGGCTGGTTACTTTGGGTCTTCGTATGAATCTGACCGTATAGTTTACCATTGCGCATCAACTAATTGTTGGAGAATGACGTTAAGTTTTACCCTTGGTCATGATTATGACTTTTGGCAGGACTGTATTGAACATATAAGTACACCTTGAATAATGGAGATATTATGTTAGACCTTGAATCTATATTGAAAGAGTGGGAAGAAGATTGTAAGATTCCCCAACACCAACTGGACGAGACATCCAGACACACCCCCATGTTACATGCAAAGTATTTGCAGTATCTGTCTCTCACTAAGTTAAATCTTAAACGTGCAGAACACACACAAAAAGATATGTTACTCGATAAGTGGCATTATTATAACGGTTCGATGGATGAAGAAACCCTCAAGGAACGTGGTTGGAATCCTGACCCTTTCCATGGTCTACGCATACTCAAGGGTGACCTTGACCGTTACTACAATTCAGACAAAGATATCCAAAAATCTGAAGAGAAGATTGCATACCTCAAGACTATAATTGAGACACTTACGGATATACTAGATAACTTAAAGTGGAGACATCAAACCATAAAAAATATGATAGAATATCGTAAATTTGAAGCAGGGGCGTAATGCAAGATAATACTATCCGTGTCAGAATGTTGAGTCATTCTTATATGGCAATCGAATCTAATCCAGCACAAGAACAGGAGTTGAGAGATCACTTCGCGTTCTTTGTTCCTGGCCATAAATTTATGCCGGCATTTAAATCGCGTAAATGGGATGGGAAGATAAAATTATATTCGACTGTCACTAAACAAATGAACGTAGGTCTATATCACCACCTACGTAAGTTCTGTGCGGATAGATTTTATCCCCTACAAATTGTAGGACATGAGAAGTATGGTATTCCGAATGCACAGGATGAAGTGAACCACCCTGACTTAGTTAAGTACCTAGGAAACCTTGGTTGTCCATTCGAACCTAGAGACTATCAGTACAAAGCGATATCCCATGGTATTGAGAGTAGACGGTGTTTGTTACTGTCACCCACCGGCAGTGGTAAGTCTTTTATTATATACAACCTTATGCGTTTTGTCAAGGAAAAACGTTCGGTAAAGAAGACTCTTATTATTGTTCCTACAACAAGTCTGGTAGAACAGATGTACAAAGACTTCGAGGACTATGGGTATGACGTAGAAGAGAACTGTCATCGTATATACTCAGGTAAGGAAAAGGTCACCGATAAACCCATTATCATATCCACTTGGCAGTCAATCTATAAGTTCGGGTCAGAATGGTTCGAACAGTTTGGTGCGATATTTGGAGATGAGGTTCATCTATTCAAGGCAAAGTCCCTGTCTACTATGATGGATAAATGTGTTAATGCGAAGTACAGGTTCGGTACTACAGGTACACTTGATGGTACCGAGACTAACAAACTGGTACTAGAAGGTTTATTCGGGCCTGTGTTTACGGTGACTAGCACCGTGAAATTGCAAGAAGATAAACAACTTGCAGACCTAGACATCTCTATTCTTCTTCTGAAGTATCATAATGATATATGTCAACGGATGAAAGAAAAGACCTATCAAGAAGAGATTGATTACATAGTTACAAATGAACGCCGAAACAAGTTCATTACTAAACTTGCAACTGACCAGACAGGTAACACTCTGGTCATGTTTCAGTTCGTAGAGAAACACGGTAAGGTTCTTTACGACATGATTAATGATGCAACATCTGACACAGACAGAAAAGTCTTTTATGTGTCCGGTGAAGTCGACACCTCTGACCGAGAGAAGATTCGGGGGATCGTGGAGAAAGAAAATGATTCAATTATTGTTGCTAGTCTCGGTACTTTCAGTACTGGTATCAATATACGGAATTTACATAACATCGTATTTGCGACTCCAAGTAAATCCCAAGTCAAGGTACTCCAAAGTATTGGACGTGGTTTACGTCAGTCTGATGATGGTAGTACTACCAAGTTGTTTGATATTGCTGATGATTTATCCTTAAAAGGTCATCGTAACTTTACCCTTAACCACTCGGGTGAACGTGTTAAGATGTACACGCGGGAGGGGTTTAAATATAGGATATATAAGATAGACCTAAAAGGAAACGATGATGATATATGATTCGAAGAAAGTTAAACAACTCAAGCTGGTTACTGGCGAAGAGATTATGTGTGAAATCCTCGAGGAAGACGAACAGGATATCATTATACGAAATGCACTGACTATTCAATTCAATACGATGGAAGATGGTAGTCGTATGTGGTCGTTCAAATATTTTATGTGTTACCAAGACGACTCTGAACGTTTTACCCTTGTCAAGATGGATAAGATTGTTGCAGTTGCAAATCCAATCAATGATTTGTATGAACAGTACTATGGTGCTGTACAATCGATGATGGACGCACCAGTTGAAGATGGTACTTGGGGTGAAGAGGAAGAAGGAATTACAGAAGATGAAGATAAAGGTAAGGTTGTTAAGTTCCCAACGATTCACTAATCGTTATATTCACTGGGGGGCAGACAACAGTCTTATTCTACCACATAAAAAAGATTATGTCAAGTTATATTTTTAATTATTTTAGGATTATTTTATGAAAGTTGGTTTAACCGCCTCTACATTTGATTTGTTACATGCAGGTCATATATCGATGTTACGTGAAGCGAAGACACAGTGTGACTACCTTATATGCGCACTTCAGATAGACCCTTCTACAGACCGTTCAGAAAAAAACTCTCCCGTCCAGACGTTGGTTGAAAGATATACTCAACTTTCTGCGGTTAAGTATGTGGATGAGATAATCCCATACCAGACCGAAAAAGACTTGGAGGACATCCTCAAGATGGTCGATATCGATGTGAGAATCATCGGTAGTGAATATAAAGACAAGACCTTCACCGGACGTGCAACTTGTGCGGCCCGTGGTATAGAGATATACTTTAATAGGAGAGACCATCGTTTCTCCACCAGTGACCTCCGCAAACGAGTATCCATGAAAGACCCCCTGATGGGTATGAAAGTCACCCACGAAGAAGAGTTAAAAAAGAAAGCAGAAGATTGGTTAAGACGAGAAATACACAATTAACCCTTGACATTCATACCCTTTCATAGTATAATAGGGTAAATATAAAGTGAGAGTACCAAATGAAACCAAAAGATAAACCACATTACGTCAATAATAAAGAGTTCTCGCAATCTGTGGTTGACTACTGTAAAAGTGTACAAGATGCATCCAAGTCCGGAAACGAACGACCAATCGTTACCGACTATATCGCATCTTGTTTCCTAAAGATTGCAGAGGGACTATCGCATAAAGCTAACTTTGTTAGGTACACCTACCGCGAAGAGATGGTAATGGATGCGGTTGAGAATTGTCTCAAGGCGATAGAGAACTACGATATTGACGCTGCGACTCGTTCTGGGAATCCAAATGCATTTGCGTACTTTACACAGATATCATGGTATGCCTTCCTAAGACGTATTCAGAAAGAGAAGAAACAACAAGACATCAAAATGAAGTATATGGCTGAAGCTGATATATCGAACTTCATTGATGATGAATTGGGAGACATTAAACAAAGTCAACCTTTTGTTGAACAATTACGTGTTCGTATTGACACTGTCAAGGAAGCGGACACTCAGTTCAAGACCTATGTCAAAGAAGAGAAGAAAGAACGTAAGAGACGTGCGGTTAATGTCGATTCTGACCTGAGTGATTTTCTCACTTGACAAACTGATTTTTATCATGTATAATAGTAACATCTATTAATAAAATGAGTATATTATGAAGATCGCAATACTAAACGACACACACTGTGGATGTCGTAACTCATCTGACATTTTTATGGACTACCAAGAACGTTTCTATTCGGAAGTGTTCTTTCCTTATCTGTTAGAGAACAATATCACACAAATCCTCCACTTGGGGGATTACTACGATAACCGTAAGACCGTCAACTTCAAAGCCTTATCTCATAACCGCAAAATCTTCTTAGAGAAGTTGCGTGAGTATGGTATTACTATGGACATCATTCCGGGCAACCACGATGTGTACTATAAGAATACCAATGAGTTGAATGCATTGAAGGAACTTCAGGGTCACTACATGAATGAGGTTAACCTTATCATGGAACCTACCGAAATGAAGTATGACGGTCTTACGGTTGCACTGGTACCTTGGATTAATTCCGAGAATGAAAAAGAGACACTTGAGTTTCTCTCTAATACAAAAGCAACTGTTGTGGGCGCACACTTAGAACTATCTGGATTCGAGATGGCTCGTGGTCAGGTCTGTAAGGATGGTATGGACAAGTCTGTATTTGATCGATTCGAGACTGTACTGACCGGACACTTCCACGCCAAATCATCACAGGGTAATATTCACTACCTTGGTGCACAGATGGAATTCTTCTGGAATGATTGTGGTGACCCTAAACACTTCCATGTCCTTGATACCAAAACAAGAGAAATAGAAGCAGTACGTAATCCTCTCACCATCTTCGAGAAGATTTACTATGACCACGAATCTATCGGTGAATTGCAATTTAAAGATATGTCTTACTTAGATAATAAGTTCGTCAAGGTCATTGTGGTCAACAAGGGAAATGCATTAGAGTTCGAACGATTCATTGACCGAGTCCAACAACAGAAGATACATGAACTGAAGATTGCAGAGGATTTCAAAGACTTCCTCGGAGAAAATGTAGAAGATGACAACATAAAGGTTGACGACACCCAAACTTTAGTATATAATTATATTGACAATGTGAGTACCGACTTGGATCGGGACAGAATTAAAACTGAGATAACCGCTCTTATGACGGAAGCTCAGAGTATGGAGGTCATGTAGATGGCAACTAAAAATGATATTACAGGTGATACTCTCAGAACTAAGGGTTCGAATAAAGACTATGATGCAGGTTGGGATCGTATCTTCGGTAAGAACAAAGAACGAGTAGACACGGTTGACTCATTTTGGAGTCATACCTGTAAAATTAAAAATGTGAAGTTATCGACTAAACAGGGTCAGGCCTGTAGTTGGTGCGGATTGAAAGAGGACGGAAGTCTTGATTAATTTTCGGAAACTCAGATACAAGAATTTTCTATCATCTGGTAATGCATTTACTAATATAGATTTTACTGAATCTCCTACTACATTGGTCGTGGGTCATAATGGTGCAGGTAAGTCTACCATGTTGGACGCACTGTCCTTTGGTCTGTTTGGTAAACCGCACCGTAAGATATCCAAACCACAGTTGGTAAACTCTATCAACGGTAAGGGTACAGTCGTAGAGGTTGAGTTCTCTATTGGTTCACAGGAATATAAGATTGTCCGTGGCATCAAACCAAACATCTTTGAGGTGTGGGTTGGGGGTAACATGGTCAACCAGAGTGCCCATGCCAAAGACTACCAACAAATGTTAGAGAAGAATATTCTCAAATTGACCCACAAGTCTTTCCACCAGATTGTTGTTTTGGGTTCAAGTTCATTTGTACCTTTTATGCAACTATCATCAAGTGCGAGACGTGAGGTTATCGAGGACTTACTCGACATCAATATCTTCTCTAAGATGAATG